ACCTTTTGCAATTGCAAACGGTGAAAGAGCTTCGTCACCAGCGTTAACGCCAGCTGCTGTTTCTGAGTAACGTACACGTAGTGTGTGGATTTGGCCTACTGGGCCAGTCATTGGCTGTACGCCAACTAGTTCGTTAGCGATAACCGTTGGCATTACGCGACGGATTACCGGTAAGATAACTTTGTTCATTGTGGCAATGTTGCCAGCCATTGTTGAGCCTGAGGCTGCAGATTCTGAAAGATAGCTCTTTGTGTTTTCAAGAACTGACTCCATTACTACCTTTTTATTGCCTGTTAGACCGTCAGTTAGGGCGCCTTTTGTTACGTCCCAATTTTCGAATAAATTCTGTGACATTTTGGTATTCTCCTTATTATTTGATACCAGCTAGTTTTTTAAGGTTTATAATTTCGGCTTCGCTTTCAGATGTCTGTGTGCTGGCCTTATTACCTGTGATCTCAGTCTTCTGAGATTCTGTTAATGTACGTGATTTTGTTGTTGCACTGCTTTCGTTTAAAACTGTTGGCAGATACTTATTAAAGGCAGCTTGTAACTTGTTAGTTGCTACTGACTCTAGTAAGTTTGACATTAGTTCACGTTTGTCTTTTGATAAAGGTGACATTAAAGTTGCAAGTGTTTCCTTGCGTGTGTTCGACTCTTGAATGCGCTTTGCGCTTTTAGTTGCCGTTTCAATTAATGCTTCCTTTTCTGAAATTGTTTTCTCTGATTCAGCTAACGCTGATTTCATTGATGTAATTTCTGCATTCAACTTGGAAATTGTTGTTCCTTCTGAAAGATGTGAGCTCATAAACTCAGCAGCGAATGTTTCAAAGATCTTACGACCAAACATATTTTCTTTTGCTGACTGAATATCTTCTTTAAGCACACTTAGTTCACTAGTAAGTGTTGATTCAACAATACCTGCTAGTTTTTCACTTGCTTTAGAAATAAACTTCTCTTTCGTAGTTGCAATCATTTCCTTGCCTTCTTTCACTAGACGAACTTTCTCTTCAATTAGAGCCTGTTTGTCTTGGTGAAATTCATTAAGTTCTGAAGTTAGTTGCTCCATCACGAAGTCCTCTAGCTTCTCGAAGTTGCCTTCTTGTAGTTTGCGGTCTTGACGTAGTTCTGCAATCTCTTTTTTAAGAGTTTCCATTACAAAGCCGTCAAGCAATGCTGCATGCTCAGCAATTTTGCGCTTGTATTCTACTTGCGCTTCAACTGCTGCACGTTTGTCTGCTGCAAATTCCACTAACTCACTTTTGATTGTATCTGACATCATTGCATCTAGTGCTTCCACCATCTGTGTTTTGTCAGTTTCATATCTCTGTGCAAACTCTTCACGTAGTTCAACTGTGATTTCCTCACGAGCTTCATTAAGTTTAGCATCAAATGCCTCACTTAGTGTTGAGCGCACTTCTTCTGAAAGTACTTCTGAACTTAGGAGTTGTTCAATTGCATTTGCCATTATCTTCTCCTAATATCTAGGTTATTAATAAATTTTAGCATCTCTTCCTGGAGATACTTTTGAGCTGCACCATCATGAGTAGCAGCGCCTGCAACGTCCATAAGGATATTGCCACGTTTACCATTCATAATCGCTTCATAAAGTGGGTCCGGATAAGCATCCGGAGCACTTGGGTTAGCAACGATATCAACAGTTTGAATTTCAAATTCTGAAACTACTCCACTGTCATTAACATTACCACTTCCGCGACTTGATACACCAAGTTTTACGCCATTCTCCAGTAGGGTTTTACAAATATTTCCCATCGGAGTTGGCAATAATTTTAGACGACCATAACCGTCTGCACCGTTCATCCACATTTTTTCAATCATGTGGCTTACACGATCCAAATTAACTTGTAAGTCATCTGGATGGTCGGCTTCACCTAATACACTAAACCCACTGCTGATCTTTTCTTGAATTGCATTAACTGCATTTGCGATTTGATCAACTGGGTATCGTCTTTTATTTTGGTTTTCTTTATTACCTTGCACAAAGATACCTTCCATATACAAGCTCTTGCCGCCCTTGCCGTCATCTTTGGCTTCGGTTACAATTTGAGCTTGATCAAATGATAGGCTTTCTTTTAGTGTAAAGTTATTCATTACTCGGCGCTACCTTTTTTCTCAGCACCGTGGCCACGTGTTTCAGGTGATAGCTTTGCGCCGTCGCCTGGATGTGTCACGCCCATATCTTTTGCTTTTGCATCTGATAGGCCTTTTGCTGAACCAGCTGATGCTTTTGCACCAGTTTTAATAGTTTCGCCGCCCATGTCATTTTTACCTGCTGTTGGTGATGATTTACCGTCATCGCCTGCTGGCATTTCTTTTGGGTGGATAGCATTTTCTTTACCAACCTTTTGTAGGTCAGCTGCTTCTTCAAGTTCTTCAACTTCTTCATCTAGCTCTTCATCTGACTCGTCTGATTCAAAAGCAAATGACTCTTCAGTCTCTTCTTCTTCGTCATCCATGTCCATGTCCATGTCACCCATTTCTGGTTCCATGTCATCGCCTTCAGCTTCGTCGTCGCCCATGATTTTAGCAAATTCTGCTTTTAGAGCTGCAAGCGCATCTTCTACGTTTGCTAGTTCTGCTTCAACGCCATCATCGCCGCCTTCCATGTCGCCCATTTCTGGTTCCATGTCCATGTCGTCGCCTGTTGCAAGTTCCATTTCAGCTTCTTCTTCGTCAGCTTCGCCGAACGCTTCTTCTGCTTCAATTTCTTCTTCATCAGTTTCGATGTCGTCAATAAAGTCACCGGCTTCTTCGTCGCCGATAGCTTCTTCTAGTTCTTCTTCTGAGATATCGTCTTCTACGATATCGTCTTGCTCTACAAGATCTGACCAGATCTCACGAGCACGTTCTACAAAAGCTTCGTGTAGTAGTTCAGAAGCTGTTGCTTCTTCGCCATTCACTAGGCTCTCAATAATTTTAGTATAACGATCTTGAGCACTCATAATAATCTCCTTCATGATAGGTTATAACAATTGTATTTAAGGCACATTGGTTGCGACTAGTACATAATGCGAATAGAATCGCACTTTTGGTTTAAAAAAATTTAAAATATAGTTTTATAAGCAGTTATTCACCAGACGGTCTAGCATATATGTCCTTAAAACTATTGACCATGTCCGAATGTTCCATTTTAGACATTTCACGTTTTTTGCGCATTTTATTTAAATGACGAAGTGTTAGCTTGGGGCGGCGAGTATCATCTAACTCCCAAGTACCATAATTGTCCTGTGTTGCATCTTGTGCAAGTTCATTAAATCTCATTTGCTTCGTCTCCTGTTTCTGTTCCACTTCCAACTGGGCTATCCATGTCTGACATATCATCTCCACCAGCTTCTTCAGCGTCAACATCAGTGGGTTCAAATCCTTCAACGTCTCCAGATCTAACACCTAAACCACCTAGTTCACTAGCCGCATCAAATCCTGAATCACTTTTTTCAGTATTCTCTTCTTTCCACATTTGTTCATTTTCTCTTAGTTCGTCTTCAGTTAATCCCAAGTATTTCTTCATAATGAAGCGCCTACTCATATAGTCTACACCTTCAACTTGTCCAAATAATTGAGCTCGTTGTGATTCAATTTCAATATCACGATATTGACTGAAGCTCTGTGATTCGACAAATTTAAGATCAAAAAGGCTACTAGGCACTTCAATACCACGATGCTTTAGGAACATTTTAAATTCTTTATCCAAGTATGGTTGTAGGATATTTTGAATACGTTCACAATATTTTGCAAACCTGTATTCTTGAATTAATGCTGTGCCAACTCGGCCATCATTATATGTCATTGTTCCATCATCTGCACCTGTGGGCAAATAACTTGATGGAATTCTCAGTCCACGCATTAGTTTATTGTTGAAATATTTCAAGTCATCAATTTCACCCAAATTGTCACCCCCTGGTAACACTTCAACTTTACTACCACGTCCCTCTGCTGTTTGAGCGAAGAAATAATCTTCCATGATTGATAATGGGTTATATGCCGCATCCATTACGTTGGTGCCACCGCCGGACTTGTTTGGAATGCGAGTTTGGTGTACTTCATTTTTAGTACGTTCAACAAAAGCCATAGCTTTGTGTGCTGGCATGTTACCAACATCAATATAAAATACTCTACGTTCTGGCGCACGTTGTACGCGGTAGATAATAATACTATCTTCCAGCAATTCTTTTTGTTTATAAACTTTGAAAACACTGTCAAGTATACTGTTGCCGAAGGGCCATCCTAAATTCATGCCATCAGTTAAGCTAACATGGATCATATGCTTTGCATCAACCGCAAATTCTTGTGTGTTTGCCATACCTTGGTATGCTTGCGGCTGTCCGCCGCCTCTGCTGTTTGGCATAAACGGTGTTGTTGTTGAATTATCTGTTTTTCTAGTATCAACCAAAACTTTGTCTGCGAGATTAAGTTGGATATTTTTTACAATGTACTGATCAATTTCTTTACCAGTTGATTCGTTAACCACTGCCTTGACAACATCTGATGGATTAACCCAGTTTAGAACATAAGTTTCATCATCTCTAATAAAAAATTGATCACCATATTTGATTGCTGAACGGAACATACCAAATGCTCTACGCTCCCAGTCATTGATGTTACACCACTGACTTAATGCAGTCTCTAGTGCATTTACTTCACTTTCAGTCGCTTCATCTTTAAAATGTACCTTAAATGGTAATTGATTATTTGAGTCAGTCTGTGTGCTAAATTCAGCAATAGTATCCAGCGCAGCATTGATTTCACTGTCTTGATCCATTTGATCATACTGGACATAACGCTCAACACGATTTGGTTGTCCGGAATATACTTCCGGTAGCCAACTTTGCCAACGTGATGTTGCTGTTTTTGAGCCACCGGTTGCACCGTCGTACCTCGTAAAATGTTTCTTCCAACCTGCCATTTGATTAATATACCTCTGTCTATATGTATTTATACATCTGCACTCTGATGGTTACGACGTCGTCGATTTGCCATTGTCATCTGCTTTACTACAGACTCTAACTCTTGCAAGTATTGTACACTACTTTCACGTGCCTGTCGAATACTTTTTAATTCTGCAAGTCTTCCGCTATTGTTGCTTTGCATTGCTTGTTGATTAACTTGTACTTGAGGAGACATAATATTTTGATTTAGTTTAACATTTGCATTAACACTAAACCCGTCACTTGATGCCTGTCCTCCAATTGCGTTATTACTTAATATGGTTCCATTTTGCGAAGGTACAAAATATTCTGGTCCTGCCTCACCAGTTAAATATTTTTGCCCAGCGGACACTTGGCCGCCTGCACGCCTATTGCCAGTTGGTGCGCCGCCTCGCTGTGCATGAAATTCTCTCAACAAATCCTCATTTCCCGCGGCGCCAGTAAACCAATTGCTCTCGTCTCCGCCAGTTACACTTAGTGGCATCATATGATCTAATGGTTTTGCTAACATGTTTACACCTTTATTAAAATATCCAAGTGCTGCCCAAAATCCGCCATCTTGAACTAACTCTTGGTTCTTTTGATCTGCTAAAAAGTAATACAGTTGTAATTGTTCGTCTTCGGTAATATTTTCTCCCGCTTCTATTCGTTGAGCAATATTTTCAGCACTAACCACGTCCATTACTCCCAATTGATCGAAAAACTTATTAATGTCTTGTGCGGCGCCGGCAAATGTTTCACTAAGTGCAAGAACTTTAGTACTAGCTGTATCTAAATCAACAGTAAATGCATCTTGTAAGTTTCTGACACCAACAGCTAATGTATTCATAGCCACTGTACTTGTGCCAGCATTTGCAAGATTTTCTGCTGTTTTGTCAATTTCTGCTTGTATTTCTGCCTGTGTCATAGTTGCAATATTAGACAAACTAGATTGCATCAGTACACTTGCAGCTTGCAATGCTTGTATTTCTGTAATTGCTGAACTACCAACACTTGTTGCTGCTGCAACTACTTCAGTATTCATGTTGACAAATTCTGTTACCAAGAAGTTTGCTTGGTTTTCAATTTCACCAGTTCGGTATGCTTGATTAATTTTGTCTAATAATCCAGGCATAGTATTTTCGATTGAAGTAATAGTACCAGCTGGCAATCTTCTTCTAATATCAAATTCACCAATATTATCTTTGGTTACAAACAGTTCCTCAGCAATTGCACTCTGTAGTTCACTTCCAGTTTCAACACCAGCTGCATCTAAATGCGGTTTCAATAGAGTAAATTGCGTAGCTAGTGCTTCACTAATATCAACTTGACCAGTCAAACCAAGCTCATTTAATCTCTTGAGTGCAGCTGCCATTTTACTTTGTGATAATATTTCATTTCTACCTGACAACAGCTCTGCACGATTCATACCAGTTAGTGACGCAAATGCACTTTGTTCCAGCATTAAGTTATTAAAACTATTTTTAACTGCTGTTTGTTGATCTTGTGTGTCTCGATTAACAATACCAGTTAAACGCATAATTTCAACTTGTTCAGCGAGGGCAGTGATCATTTCATTGTTACTTAGACCAAAATCTCCAAACTGATCTGCTGTATCAGCAATATCAGTAAACATGGATAAAAACTTGTCACTACCAGAACTAATGTCACCAGTTAGTGCAATCATAGAAGATCCAAAATTTCCAATCGTGTCCACAAATGTAGTATAGCTGATACCCACATCTGCTGTTCGTTTATATAACTCATTAAAGGTACCTGCATCATCAAACGCAATTGCGCCTGCATCAATCATTTTCTGCTGTGCCTCTGCAAACTGTTCAATCTTAGCCGCATTAAATCCCAACACTGCCATGCCCGCGGCACCAACAGCTTCCAATCCTGGCACAAAGTCACCAAAAATTTCTCCAACTTTTCCAAGTTTATTGGATCCGCTAGCCATACTTCTTGCACCATCTGCCATGGCACCTGTCATATCTCCAACCATATCTAACATTGATGTAAGTGGCTTGTCAGTGTCTCCCAATCTTGACAATAACTTTTCAGATGCACTGGATATACTTTTAGCTACTTTGCTACCTGCGCCAGTTTTAGAGTCAACTGATCCAGCAACATCGCCCATTGCGTCAGCAGCTTCTTCAACTGATTCAGAAATATCATCTGCGCTGATGTCGACTTTAGTTAGAAGTTGTATTAACTTTTCTTCGTTTCCTAAAACAGTTACAAATTTTTGTTTAACTTCTCGCAATGTCGATTCAGTAGCCCAAGCTGGTATTGCAACAGTCTCACCATTGGGTAATTTTATATTATATGTTTTCTCTGCCATTATTTGCCTCCGCCACCGTTAGCAGCTCCATCGCTTTCTAGAGCTTCTCTGGTTCTTCTTATTGCGTCTGCTTCTGCAGCCGCTGCGTTTTCAATTCGTTCCAATTCTGCTTGTATTTCTGCATCATTGGATGGTGCTGTTGTAGTTACTGGTGCTTGCGGTCTAGGCTGTACTGGAGTATATGATCCGCCAGCCACTCTTGATTTCAAAATATCAGTTGATACTCCGCCGAATGTGCTTAGTCCGCCGTATGTCCATGAAGATGCGCCAGCTCTAGTATCAACATGCATAATGTTTTGACCAAATCCAAAACTTGTAAATCCTGCTTCCATAGCACTGTTGAAAAGACGCATTTTTTCAGCATCGTTCATTCCCCGTATACTTAAATCTAATGCCCTTCCGTGAAAGTGCTGACTACCTGGGGTTTTAGTTTCTCTAGTGGTGCCCGACTTGGCAATAGCATCATTAATTGTAACTGGTGCGCCAAATATCCGTTGTAACTCAGCATATGGACCACTCAGTGTTTCTTGCATTTGTGCAGGAGCAGTATCCTGTGTCATTCTACTCGCTCCATCCAAACTAAACAATGGATTCATAGCTGAATTAGTAGTTACGTCTGAAAGATCAACATTGGTTGCTGCCGCTACTTGACCGGCTTGTCTTTCTTGTTGTAATCTAGACAATGTGGCAGATTCATTATCAGTTAATTCCATCCCATTATTTTGTCTTCTTTGTAAATCTTGATATAACAGCTCATCAGCAGATGGAGGAGGAGGCGCTACTCTATTTGGGTTAGCGTAATCCCACATTTCAGGTGTAAGTCCCTGTGTATCAGGACTACCTGGGTTTTGGTATCCTGGCATATATGATTGATATGCATTTGGATTTGAGTAAAATTCATTACGATTATTTTCTTCCTCTTCATCCTGTTCATATCGCGCTTGTTGTCGTCGAAGCTGTTCCTCATAACTTGCCATCTGTGGAAATACATATGAGATAACTCGGCCTAATGAATCAACTGTTCCACCAAATGCACCAAGTGCAGTTGATGTTGTTTGAAACCCAGGCGTGATAGTATCAACAGTGGTTCTAAATGCAATCCTTGCTTGATCAATTGCATCGATCGAATCATCGGCTAATTCTGAATTACTTCCCACCATTTTACGCTGTGCTTGTATAGATTCCACAGTTGCATTTTTAATACTATCTAATGCAAGACTGGCTGTTGCTTGCATTTCTCTAAATTTTACAGCATCAGCTGAATTTGAGAAGGTGGTAGGTGCATTGGAAAATCCTGCGGCAATAGTACCCACTGCGGCTACGATTTCGTTATCTGTTATGTCACCAACTGCCGCTCTATCAAAAATATCAAAAAACTGTCTTTGCACATCACCTGGTAAGAATTTTAAAACATTTTTTAGTTCTTCACTTGCGTCATTGACAGATGTTTTGTCATATTGTATATTTCTAACAGTGTTAGGTAACAAGTCTGCTACTAAAGCACCTATACCAGGTATTGCATTTTCAAATGCAGTTCCAATAATGGCCTGTGCTTCAGTAATTCTGTCGACTGATCCTTCGCCAAAGTTATCAATCAAATATGATTCATTTTGGTGAAGTGCTAAACGGAAGTTTACATCTTTTAGTGCTTCTGATCTTGCATTAAGCATTGCCTCACGTGAGTCTCCAGTTAAGCTGGCCATTACTGTTGCCATTTCTGAACTAGTGCGCAAATTTTCATTAATGCGGCGCTGTGTTGATGTATTAACTGATTCAATCTGACCAAGTTTATATAATAGATCAGCCTCTTCTAAAAATCTAGCACTCAGTTGTTCAGTAGTATAACCCATATCACCAAGCACATTACTATTAGCCTGTACATTGGCGATAACTTGAGAAACTTCTCTGGCATTTCTAGCAAAGCCGCCGCCTGTATTAACTAAGACATCTTTATATTGTGCAAATTGTGCAGTTAGTTCACTGAAACTCATGCCAGTAAATGCAGCTTGTTGTCTTATAGTGTCATAAATGCGCAAATCTTCAGGTAATAATCCCAAATCTATCATTGCTCGCATACTTTTTTCTTGTTCAGTTAAAACTTTAGCAAAGAATGCTGTAGCACCTAATATAGCGGCAGTACCTACCCTGACAGCGCCGGCGATCATGCTAACTCTTTTTCCAACTATCGGTACATTTCCAGCTAACTCAGCTGTTGATTCAGCTAACCCGTCTACAAGTCCGCCTGCAATTTTTTGCATATCAATAATAGAGTTTAATGGATCCAAATCTCTATCAAATGTTCTAAGTGTTTCTGAAACAGCTTTCTCACCGCGTTGTAGTGCTTTTAGAGTTTTACTTGTTTCTTTTTTCAGCTTATCTGCGGCTCGTTCTGTTTGCAATGGATCTAATTGTACGCCAAGTTTACGCATTGCCTGTACCGCTTGATTATAACCGGCAGGATTAACACTTGCAATACTATCCATAGTAGCCTCACTGGCCCATGGGTAAGCTGCGTGTATCATTGCAATTAGATCTTCGTCCATTAACTACTCACTTTATAGGATAAATACAAATAGGATGCATTATATAATGTATTTATTTGGAGAAAACCATGAATGACAACCCTTTAATAAAGGCCTACAGAAAACCAGCAATGTACATCACATTGCCCAGTGGTGGAGAATATTATGATCCAAAGCCGAAGCTTAGTGTAGACGGAGAGCTAGCAATTTATAGTATGACTGCTAGAGATGAAATTATTACTAAATCTCCAGATGCACTGTTTAATGGAGAGGCGACTGTGAGTTTGATTAAAAGTTGCTGTCCTGATATTGCTGACCCTAACCAAATTCCAGTTAACGATCTATTAATGATAATGATTGGAATTAGACAAGCAAGTTATGGCAAAGAGATTGATATTGATATCGCATGTGAAAAATGCAGTGAGATGAACGCAATGAGTGTTGATGCAAACAGACTGATGGCGAGGCATACCCCAACTGAAGTATCAAATAAATTGAAATTGCAAAATGACTTTGTTGTAAGATTAAAGCCTTACACATTAAGTGAAAGAACACTTATGCAAATTCAACAAGTTAAGCAACAAAAAATGATACAGGGCGTTCTTCAATCAAAAGACAACAGTGAAGAACAGCAAGCAAAAATATTTGGTCAAACATTTGTTGAACTAGCTGATTTGACGGTCAACTTAATTACTAACTGTGTTATGTCAGTTAGGATGCCGGATGACGAAGTTATTGACGACAAAGACATGATCCGCGAGTGGTTAAAGTCTATTACAAAAGATGATTATGAATCAATCAAAAAAGTAATTGAAGGTTTGAGCGACAGTGGTATTGATACTACATTTAAAACAACATGCCAAAGTTGCCAACACACTTGGGAAGCTGATGTTGATTTGGACATCTCAAATTTTTTCGTAGGTTGATCGCCACTAGTCAACCGAAAGAGATAGAAAAAATCGTCAATAGATATAATAAACAGCTTGAAGAAACTGAAAGCAATTATATGGATCTATTGATGTATAGTGGATTAAACTTAAACTATCAGGACATAATGTCTATGCCTGTTGATAGCTTGCGAATGCTTGTGGAAAAAATAAATCATTACGAAAACTCAAAATCAGGAAAGCAATTCCTATAGTTTTGTAATATTCTCATAATAATCTTTTGGCCAACTGTCATAGTAAGTTGTAGTGTGCAAGAAACCACGCTTCTGTATAATATCAGCTCTTAACTGAATAAAAACACAATTAGTAAAGTTCTGTACAAAATGTCCGGACTCTGGAGTACTAGTAAAGTACAATAGATCCGGATTTTCTTTTGATAACTCGTCAAGAACAACCTGTACATCAGTTATGTCTTGACCATCAACCCAAGCAATGGCGATCTCATAAGTTTCCTTATCAAACAACTCATATTGTGATTTTAAGTTATCTCTACAATCTAAAAATTGTATCTTGTTGGTTAGTCTTGCCTTACGTGCAAATGGACAAACAGGAAAACCATCGATCTTTTTTGCTTCGACGTCTTGAATAATCCACTCGACAAATTTATCTTGGAATATTTTGAAGTTCATATATTTCTACTCAGAATTGTGACAATGTAAATTGTACTGTCAATATTTATGAATCTTATCAAATGCTCTACGAGCATTATATCTTCTTAAAGCTATCGCTTTAATCGATATATTACTTTATTATTAAAGTTCGAAAAAATTATTATGATATAAAAATAATGAACATATTATATAATCGTTCATTTATTATATCATTTCCTTGAAGTTTATTCACACTAAGCCTGGTTTTGGCCTAGTAATGAATAAACAATGATTGGTTATTTCCCGTCATTATTACACACATCATATTAACAAACCAATTATTGGGGAGGCGGTTACGCTGTACCTCTATTACATGCTGCCTTGGTAGCACAGACTATAGTGTTTTTTGCCAATATGACAGCTAAAAACAGTCCATCAAGTTCCAAGTGTCAGGAGAGCTTGATCTTTTATTCACACATCTCTGTGTTACAACCTTTTAGACAATACAAAAGCACTCTCGCATAGGCAAGGTCTTTTAGGCATCCGGCGATTAAACCGGGTAGTGTATTGAATCGGACAACTGAATAGCCCATTGCTTACCGTCTCTATCAGGAACGGATTCGCAGCACGATAATATCTGGCGTGCCAACCTTATGATCAGTTTTTAAGGGAGTTTTGAGATGGTCTCTAGCAGTTTTTGTTTTTTTGTAGCTGTTCTGTTAGTATATGTGAGCCATGTACACGGACCTGTATGTGTCCGTTATAATAATCGTCTGATTCTAGTACTTTTCTGGTAAATTGTTCTCGTGCCTCAATGTAACTGCATTCTGCTTTGCTGTTACAATAAAATAATATTTCTCTTGTGAAGTTTTCGGTGCCTAAAGTTTCAATATCTGTTGTTAGTGCGTTTGATGAGCCATAATATGTTTTCCAGTCTGAGTCTATTTTTGATTTAATTTTTTTTCTAACTTTTTTGCCATTTTTTTGTGTGTGCATCTTGTATTTTGTTTTGGAAAACTTAGCTAGTTTCTTCCCAATATACATTCTGCCTGATTGTGTATTCGTGATTAAGTATACAAAGCCAGCGCAATCTTCCGGCAACTCAGTAACTGTCTCTCCGCTATACGTCCAAGGTAACAAATTGTTTCCTATAATATCTTACGATACTACACTTCTTCATTATCGTCAATAACTCTTTTGAGTAATTGCCATATATCTATCCCCACGTCTTCGTGAGATTCTCCCAACATAAGGTGTCGGTCACGTTGTCCATATTTGCGGCGATAAACTTTTTCATTATCCCGCTCATATATCCATTTTGAGTTAGGCATCAACGATTTCTACTTCAGTATTGAAAGTAGTAAAGCCGTTTTCTTTAGTAACTTGCAATACGTTATTTACCCTTCCTACAAGCTCATCTCGGTGTGAGATCAGCAAAATATTTTTATATCTTTCTCGTTCCATTTTCTTGAGAACGCCCAGTGCGCTCTCAACGCCAATTGTATCCATACCACTGTCAACTAGCTCGTCAATACAAACTAAGTTAATAGGATGGTTCATACTTTCAAACACATCACGGAATGCCCAACTAAGTCCTAGGATAAGTCTGTTACGTTCTCCACGTGACAGGTTATCAAAATCTAAGTCTTGACCAAGTTGAACAATGCTTACATTTAGATCGCTTTGGAATTGCACTTCGTGCGGTAATCCAAGTTTAGTAATATAGTATTCCAAACGGTTGTTCATGAATTGTAAGTTTTGTTCAATAATCTTTTTACGAATAAAGCTATCCTTATTAGTTAGCAATTTAAGAAGAAAGTCTTGGTGCTCCTTGAGCTCAGTTAGTCTATTTACTTCAGTCCAATCAAGTTCTTGTAACCCGGTGTTCTTTAGAGCATCAATCTGATCAGCATACGGATCAGTTTCGCTTTGGGCGTTTTCTAAGTTATTGTTAGTTTGTTGGATTTTATTCTGATGCTCAAATGCTTCTTGTACTGTGTTGTACTCAATGTGAGGTGCAGAACCAAGTTCACCAATCTCTGCAACAACAGCTTCATGTTCTTGTAGTTGTGTATTATTAGCAAGCAATTGCATGGTAGCTTCTTGCTTTTGTTCTTCTTTTGCAGAGAGGATACTTTCTTGTTTATCATCGTGCATTTCTTGACCGCAAGCATAGCAAGTGTGTTCTTTAAGTAACTTGATTTCATCATTAAGTTTGGCGATAACTTTTTCTTGTTTCTTATCGTCAGAATTGAGACTATTAATCCATCTCTGCGCTGTTTCAATTTTAGACTTATTTTCATTAAATTCAGCAAACGCAACATGTGCTTGTAGTTCTTCTTCAATGTCGATATGTTCTAGTGCAAGTAAGTCTTTCTTATATTCATCGATATTTGATTGTTTCTTCTGCTGCCAGACACGTTGGCGACGTTCTAAATCAGTAATACTCTTGCCAATTCTTTCGTTAGCTTCTTCAGTAGCACGAATACGATATGTTTCTTCTTGTATTCTGTCTTTGCTTTGTTTGACAAGATCTTTCAGAATATCAGCTTTTTCAGACAATTGAGTAATACCCAAAAGTTGTTCAATCAACTCACGTTGATCATTTGCTCGCATACTGAGAAACGGTTCAGTATATGTATTAAGTGCAACAATGTGTTTGAACATTGTGTGACTCATGCCCAAAACTTTTTCAATAGCAACTTGGCTCAGTTTACCTTCGCCTTGCATTTCGTCAGTTGCACCTTCCATATTGTTAATATCGTTAACTAGAAACTTAAATAAGTTAGGCTTGCGTCCACGTTCAATACGATAGTTTGTGCCATCTTTTTCAAAGTCAACAGTAACAACCATTTGCTTGTTGTTTGTCTTATTGACTAGGTTATCTTTTTTAATATTATATAGTGCATTACCAAAAAGGGCAAAGCTAAGTGCATTGACAATTGTTGTTTTACCAGTTCCATTACGTGAACCATCGCCACCCAAGTCAATATTATTGCCCAGTACAAGTGTTAGTCCGGCAGTGTCAAACTGTACAGCTTGAGTAACATTACCTACACTCATAAAGTTTTTAACAGTGATATTTTTGATATTCAATGACATTAATTATGTAATCCATTATAAATGCTAATAAGCAAATCGTTTCTAATTGTATTACTGTCGATAGCATTCAATTGATTGAGAACAATTTGATCTACGTTTTCAATTTCAATTTCAGCACCAGTGTTCCAGTCTTGTGTGTGTTCTTCTTTTTTGCTGGGCAACAATGTAATCTCACGGAGATTATACTGTTCTGCAAAAGTCTCCTTGATAAAGTTAGCTTCTTCATATGTGATGCCAACGTCAAGTGTAATACGACAGTGTGTCTTATTAGACAATATTTCTTCAGGATTGTCAATCAATTTAGATAAGTTAATTGTACGATATTTTGGTGCATCTGTCCAGTTTACAAACTCTGGCTCATGGCCCCATTTGAGGAATGTGATACCACGTTCATCATCCCATGCATCAGCATAGTTATGTGGAAAGCAATTTCCAGGATAAATGATGTTACCACGTGTTTGCCGTTTGTGAAAGTGTCCACTGAACACCTTGTCAGCTTTGTTTAAATCATCTGGACGTAAGCCGTGCCCGTGATCAGGCATTTGTACCATAGCATTCATAAAGAAGTGCGGAAGCTCAAAGTGACCAAAGATATACTTTACGTTTAGTTCTTTTAGTTTCTTGTGTTCGTCCTCTACTAGCCATGGAACGAAAGCACAGTCATCAATAATTTCAGTACCGTCATTAATCATATGAATATTGGGATACTTGTCAACCATTGGAATACTATGAATCTCACGCTTTTCACGATAATACAGGTCGTGGTTGCCAGTGATCATAATAACTTCATCAAACGCATCATTTAAGCGTTGCAAGTTACTTGTGGTATAATTCATTGTACTGACATTAATGCTGGCTCGATTGTGATGCCAGTCACCCAAAAACAAACATTTTTTAATGTTTCTCTTGTGTGCTTCTTCAATCATCCAAATAATGAATTCTTCACAATCAGTATTGTGTACTCGTGAGTTATTTTTCATACCGAAATGTATATCGGTAAAGATAACAGCTTCATCAAATAACAATTTTATTCTCCGTCTTGCTCAGTTGTTTCAGTTTTATTTCTTAGTTTTTCATCTTCAATAGCAATTCGATCCTGTTGCGCTTGCCATTCTGCTGTAAATGTTCTAGTGCTAGAGGGGTTTAGGCCGCCTTGTTCTAGTAAATCGTCTCGAATGTTTTGGCTACGTTTTTCTAAATTTAGTACACGAGTAAAGCTATTGTTGATAGCCGCAGTATAATAAGCAAATGGATTTTGTGACTTCAATTCATTAAATTGTAAACCAATCTGTGTTAACTGTAGCAATGCTTGCCCACGCATTTCATCAACATATGTATAACCACGCCAGTTGCCACGCATACTATAACGGTGACACAGCATCATATACATTTTAGCAAGCCTTTCATTGGTTTTTCCGTGATCTACGCTAAATTGACCATTACCAATCCCGCCTTCCCAATGACTGCGAACTACTTCATCCCATTTACCATCAACAAGTGCAATGTGTTTAAATGGGGGGAAGTTGCAACGACTGTGATTGTCAGCCACTGTTTTTGGGTTGTTTTTGCGTTTTTCAAGAGGAACATGGTCAAATGTCATTACACGAATAACCAAGTCTTCGTCAGCAATAGATTCCATACTAACTACAAAGTCAGCAGCTCTGGGTTTAGTTTTACGATCAAGCTCTCCACGTTCCCAACGCTTTACTTCAGCTTCATGTGCTTGTTTCTGCATACGTGATGCACGATTCTGCCTCGCTTCATCAATATGATCTTTTGTAATTTCTATGTCACCTTCAACAATTAAGTCAAAGTAAAAGTACTTGTCGTCTTTTACATAACTATAACTCATTTTAGAATTATGAATTTCTTTCAACAATTCTTTGTTTGATAGATAATGATTTTTTGCCGCCATCAGAACACTCCTTAGTTTCATACATTCTAGCGTGTTTATACTTGACTGTCAACCGGTTTCTTTTTATACTAAATACTAGTGGAGATAAGCCATGATTATTAGTGAAATTTTAAAAATAACAGAAAATGTAGACAATGCTGTAGTGTTCTATGGTGGACGGTTTCAGCCTATGCACCAAGGACACCGTGATGTATACAAACATCTAGTCAATAAATTTGGCTCAGATAATGTATTCATTGCTACTACATTCAGTCAGAAAGCACAAAAAGCACACAGTGCTGGGGACTTTAGTGAGGATCCGTTTACATTCGATGAAAAGAAAAGTATTATGTCAAAAATGTTTGGTATACCTGTAGATAAGATTGTCAACAGCAATCCATACCGTAGTGAGCCTACCACTGTGGGAAGAGACAACAACAGCACTGCTACTATATTGGTTTATGGTGAAAAAGATGCTGGAAGACTAGGCGGAGGCAGTATACAAAAACTGCCAAGTGATATGTCACAACTAACACCTCATAGTGACGGAACAATCTATGCTTATGTGGCACCTCTTATGCAAGGTGGTATGAGTGCAAGCGATTTTAGAAAAGACATGGCTAGCGATATAGATCAAAATAAAAAAGCTGATGCTTTCCAAAAGTTTTTTGGTAAATTTGATCAGGAAATATTTAATTTTATCGAGGATAGGTTAACATGAGCGGCGGAGTAAGATGGAGTCAAAGAACAACATTAAAGACAAAGGATGCCAGTTGGCTATCCGGTATATTGGCTCCTCTAACTAAAACTGGCAACGGCGTTAACTTCCCTTACACTCCAACAATCAACATGGCGCACAGTGCTAATTATGGATCATATGATATAGCAGGGTCAGTATACCAGCCAAATTATTATGTTAATACTCCCAATCCACAGATTGATTTAACTGCAACATTCACTGCCCAGTCTAACACCGAAGCTGAATACACTGCTGCCTGCTTGCATTTTTTCAAAAGTGTACTCAAGGGAGATTACGGACAACAAACACGCAGTACTAGTGGAACCCCTCCGCCTGTATTACTTCTAAGTTCTTATGGCAGTATGCACCTGGAAAATACTCCTGTAATTTTGCGTAGCTTTAACTACACATTGCCGGAAGATTTAGATTATGTTACGATTGAGACCGATGGGCAACTACAAACATTACCAACCCAGTTGCTGGTGAGCTTGAGCTTTACGCCACAGTACCCACCAACCAAGGTTAGAAAAGAATTTAATATCAATACCTATAGATCAGGAAAAGCTGGAGGATTTATGTAATGGCATCGTATCGTTCAGACAGTGCATATAGAAATACTCCGAAAGTAGAAGGCAAATATCTCGACATTTATGAATCTACAGTCACTAACTTACAGGAATATAATCTAGTTGAGAAGGAAATATCTCCTAAATATCATCAACGCCCAGACTTAATGGCACATGACTTGTATGGAAATTCAAAGTTGTGGTGGGTGTTTTTAGAATTCAATCAGGATGACTTGGAAGACCCTATACTTGACTTTGTGTCAGGTTTAACTATTTTAGTACCTACAAGGTTTTCATAAATGACAGTTAGAAGTGTAAGAAATAACAATCCAGGAAATATTGAAATGGGCAGCTCACAATGGGTTGGCGCCACACCTGGTACTGATTCTAGATTTGAAACGTTCGCTACGCCAGAACACGGTGTACGTGCGATGACAAAGACACTTTATACATATCAAGACAGACATCGCTTATCCACTGTAAATCAGATGATTAGTCGCTGGGCACCTCCGTCAGAAAATAATACAAATGCGTACGCCAGTCACGTAGCAAGTGCAATGGGAGTAGACCCAAATCAACCAGTTGATTTAAGAAATAATCCACAGTTAGCGGAACGCATGGTAAGTGCGATGATTAGAGAAGAAGGCGGTGCAGAAGCTTCTACTTACTTTAATCCAGATGTAGTTGCTGGCGGCGTAGCACTTGCTAATAATCAGACTCCGCCACCACCTCGCACACAGGAAGAAGATCCAATATTATCTGAAACAACAGGCACAGTGGGAGTTGATCCAGAAACTGGTGATTTAGTTGAATATGGTGTAGAGCCAGTTAATAGAAATGTTGCTACTGGCTTTGATGGATCTAAAGTACAAGAAAATTGGTTAAGTACAGTTAACTTGGGAACATATAAATGGACATTGTATCTAGTAAAGAGTAGTGTGTGGAATAGTCCGGAATCATTAAACAATGATACGTCAGTGTTAAATGCAGGTAACGCATTAATTATAGCTGAAACTGGAGTTGACTCTACATTTAATATTGAAAATATGCTAATGTTAACCAGACTTATTGAAAGCTCTGGTGACAACAGCGCTGCACTTGGAACATTTCAATTTGATCTAATAGAAACAATGGGCTTTACATTTGTTGATAGACTACTAGTATTTCAGAAAAGTTTCTTCCCAAGCGGCGGTATACCAAATGCGTTGTTTGTTCTCAAATTAGAGTTTTTGGGAAAAGATGAATATACTGACAAGTCAATCAAATGGCCTGGACAAAGTATGTTTTATCCCTGTACATTTCAGACAATTAATGCCACTGTTGATGGTGGCGGCAGCAAATATAATATTATTGCTATGAACTCTCCAATGTCAGCATCACAACATGCTACGGTTGCGATAGATCTTAATGTGCAAGGAGTAGATACTATTCAATCATTTGCAACAGAACTCAGCTTGCAATTAAATGAGCATGAGCGAGTAATCCGCGCAGATGCTAGAAATCAAGTAACTGGTCCACCACCAGTTAGAAAAACTTGGAGAGTAGAATTTGATGCCAGTGCTACTAATGCTAGCTTGCCAGACGCATCTGGGCAATCGTTTAATTTAGCAGCACAATCATTTGGTACCACTGCTGACCAAGCAAGTGCTGGTATGTTAAGTGCAAATACTGATGACCCAAACTACCGCGACGCTACTATTAACAGTGACACAAATATTGCAAATTATGTAACTATGCTGTTTACTAGAAACTGCCCCGGGTTTGCCGCATATGCTAGATACCACAGTGAAAATAGTATCAAGTCTCCTTTTATTAATACAGAAGTTGAGATTACGCACGGTGATGGAGTTGATCCAACTACATTTGAGAGAGAAAAGGAAATCATTGTTAAGATTGGAATTATTTGGACATATACTGCAAGGCCAGATAATCCACAGAGAGCCATTGAACAAGCAACCAATTCAGCATATCAAAATGAAAGATTTGGACAGCTTCCTATTGCAAAAGCGTATAGATATAACTACAGTGGAGAAACAACTGAACTCATTGACTTTCAACTTGAATACAATAACCTGTTCGTAGTTGCACAGGATCCTGGGTTTGCAACTCGCTACGAGGAGCCAAGTGGTTCTCACGGATCAGCAATTGTTAACAGTACAACACAGTCAAACCTTGCAGAAGTAAGTGATTTAAATACAACAGCTAGTAGAATTTCAAATGCAACTTACTTGAGTGATGTCAAAATTGACCAGGATGATATTGTAATTGAGATACCAAGCTATAGTTTTCAGTTGCTAGGCGGTAATTTACAAAATGCAAATGATCACAGCGCAGGCAACACTGACGGAATTAATGCAGTTAGAGACCTAATGTACGCAGGCAGAAGTGCAGATTTTTTAGACGTGGAATTCCAGATCAGAGGAGACCCTTATTGGATGGGTACACCAGGTGCAATTTCATATGGCACCACAGAAACATTATTGGAATATGCACGTGCTGATAGTTTAATTGCATTTACAAACTTTCATCCAAAAGAAGCAATGATGGAACCAGGATACCGTGGAAAGGCTGACATGGATTTAGCCAGTAGTGGAGTTTATAGAATTACAGACGTTGAGAGTAGATTTCAACAAGGGCAATTTGTACAAACATTAAAAGGTTTTAGAGATACTAGGACAACTGCATCCTTGGTGAAAAATCACCTAGCAAATTTAACGAGTGAGTAAAAATGGCATATAGAGACGACAATAAAAATTTACCAGGTAGAACAAAACAACAAAGCAGTGGCGGTGTCAATGCCCTGGCTGGGGTGTATACCGCAGTTGTAACAGACAATGAAGATAGTATTAACACTGGCAGAGTAAAAGTAAAAATACCACAATTTGGTGGTGAAGAAGTTAGTAGGCTTGTATTGTTGGTAACTCCGTTTGGCGGAGTAAGCAATGGACGTGAAAATTCTGATGATCCAGCAGATGAAAAAGGAGCTCCTAAAAGTTTTGGAATGTGGCCACAGCCGCCAGCTATTGGAACAGAAGTTTTAGTTGCGTATACAACTGGACGGGAAGAAGGTTTTTTGGTTGGTAGCTTTATAGGCAAAGATAGAAACCACATGATGGGCGGACAGGCTAGTGCAGAAGCATATAATCCTGATGGTACGACTAGTTTTGGTCCAACAGTGGAAAAAAACGTTCATGACAGTAATGACCAATCAACCAAACCTATGAATGTGGAAACGTCAGCAAGATTAAGCCAACAAGGCCTGGCTGGTGATTTAGTTAGAGGCCACAGTGCCAGTAGTGCAAGAAGAGAATCTCCAAGTAAAGTATTTGGTATCAATACAGCTGGCGGACATGTATTAACATTGGATGACGGAGATGCAGAAGGCGGCAGTGCTAATATTCGTCTTCGCAGTAAGAATGGTGCACAAATATTATTGGATGACAGTAATGATATGATATTTGTAACTAATAGTAGTGGTAGTGCATATGTTGAAATAGATAGGGCAGGCATGATCGATGTTTATAGTGAAACCAGTATTAGTATGCATTGTGAAGGTAGTTATAATCTTCACGCCAAAGGAAACATTAATATGCAAGCTGATCAGGGCGTAAACATCAAGAGTGCAGGTGCTGAAGGAATCAAAGTAGAAGCAAGCGTTGGTAGTATCGATCAATATGCTGAGACAAATATCAATATTAATGCAGCCCGAAGTACCAACATATTAAGCAAGCATCATGTTGAAACTGCAAACATGATTGACATGAATGGACCACAGGCTATGACGGCAAGTAAAGTAACAATGCACAGTCAAGTAGCCAACAAGGGAGTTGCAGAGAGTGCAGTTGAAAGAGTACCAGAGCATCAGCCCTGGGATGGCAAAACAAGCCTTCAGGAAACATTTAATACAAGCAAGGGAACGGTGTCATAATGGCTAGGATAGTTTTACCAAATATTGTAACCGAAAAGGACCTTATTGAATTTGATTTGTTTACAGTCAAAGATCCAGACGCAGTCAATGTTCTTTTACCATTAAATGAATTGGAAGCAAGTGAACTTTCATTAAACTTTTCTTTACGTCAGACTCCTTGGAGAGGGTATAAAAACACCAACCCTGTAACCAAGTATTCACAAATCGGATATGGTACATCAAAGGATTTGGACAATAAATTGGGATTAACTGAAAAGCAATCTTATAGTTATTGGATTGAGAATTATAAAAATGCAGAAAGAAAGTTTAAACGGCTTTTTCCTCTTGACTTTCTAACACAATCACAGTATGATGGATTAGTAAGTCTTTATTTTTCTACTGGTAGTTTTGATAAAGTTGGCACTGAAGATCGAAAGTTTGATTTGTCTCTGTTTATAAAAAACAAACAATGGGAATATTTTGCAACTGCACTAACAATGAGTGGCTCAAATAGGATGATAAGACAGGGCGAAGCAAAAATTATAATGCTGGGCGACTATGGTCCATATAAAGATAGAAGTTTAATCAAAGAGCAAGGCCTGCAGGCATTAAGAAAAAACTATCCTGATAACTTTACTGATAGTATTAGTAGACAACAGGCAGAAAATATATACTATGCTGAAACTGGAAGATTTTTACCTAAAATGACATTGTCAAGACAGCGAGAAGTGGTCAAGGTAAATACATAAAATAAAAAGGAATAACACTTGCCTAGCGTACTATTACTTAACGCAGATGCACAACCACTAACGTATCTTCCACTAAGTACAATTAGCTGGCAGAGTGCAATAAAGGCTGTTTTTTCCGATAAAGCGAGAGTTTTAGAAACATATCTCAGCCATGAAATACGCAGTGCTAACTTTAAGATGCAAATGCCCAGTGTTATCATCCTAACAAGATATCACAAACAACCCCAAAGAGCAAAATTTACCCGACGTAACTTATATGTAAGAGATAATTACCAATGTCAGTACTGTGGTGATAAATTTAGTCATGGAGATCTGACAATCGATCATGTAATTCCCAAAAGCCGAGGCGGCAAGTTAATCTGGGAAAATAGTGTAACTTCGTGTGGACCATGCAACGTCAAAAAAAGCAACAAGTTACAGCGTCCTATCAAAAGTCCACATAGACCTAGTTGGCATGAAATCAACAATGCAGCTAGAACTTATAATTTAACAATTCCTGATGAAATTTGGCAACAATACTTGCAATGGCCAGAAAATTTACTGTCCATTAATAAAAACATGGCAGACTTTCCAGCCTAAAAAACCTTAGATTCTTTTAGATAAATATCATTATGAAGAAGATAATCGGTTATACAACAGTTGGCGAGCGATATGATGCTAGATATCTAACAGATCTAGAGCTTGCAAAGCAGGATTTAAAGAATCATTTCAATATCCGCAAAGGTGAGAAATGGACTAATCCTGAGTTCGGTAGCAATCTACCGTTATATGTATTTCAACCACTTGATGATCAAACACTCTACCTCATTGAACAGGATGTCAGTGATGTAGTTACGTTTGATCCGCGGTTTGATTTGATAGATAAAAATGTAACAGTTGTACATGATGCTGGGGAAGTAACAGTGAGTATTAAGTTAATGTATTTGCCTACAACCACTGCCACTGATTTGATATTAAAATTCGATGACGAATTTCAGGAAGATAAAGAGTTTTAAACATGGCACAGAAAACAAGACAATCTAGAATGTTTGCAGCAGAGGACTATGCAGCAGTTTACGATTCATATATTAATGCTGATTTCCAAGCGTATGATTACGATACGATTAGAACATCAATGGTTGATTATGTTCGTAACAATTACCCAGAAAATTACAATGACTGGATTGAAAGTTCAGAGTTTGTAGCAATACTAGATTTAATTGCTCGCTTTGGTCATAGTTTAGCATATCGTAACGACATTAACAGCCGCAACAACTTCCTGAGTACGGCTCAACGTCAAGAAAGTGTATTTAAACTCGCAGAATTTTTAGGTTACCAACCAAAACGCCCTCTTCCTGCATTTGGTCAACTAAAGGTAGTAAGTGTAAAAACAAACGAGCCAGTTGTTGGCAGCAAAGGCACCAGCCTTGGTGGTCAAGAAATACGCTATGAAAGTTCAACAAATGTTGACAACTTGGATGATTTTATTACAGTACTAAATGCAGCGTTTGCTCCAAGTAACCAAATAGGTAGTCCTAGAAAACAAGCTACTATAAGCAATACACTAGTACAATTTTATAATATTAATAGTATTATTGATCAAATAAACTTTCAGTTCAACGGCAAAGTACAAGGCAGCAATTCAACATTCGATGCAATTGGATTAACATACAACAGCACACAAAAGTCAATTGAAGAAAATTCTCCTAATCCAAATGGCGCTTTTAGCGTAATTTATAAAAATGACGGCAAAGGAATTAGTAGCAACAACACTGGTTTCTTTGTTGGTTTTAAACAAGGATCATTGCAATTTCAGGACTTTCAAATTGACTCAAGTATCGGTGAACAGTCTTTAGATATAAATGTCAACAATGTAAACAACAGCGATGTCTGGGTACAAACAATTGATGCTAATGGCAATCCTCTCAAAGAGTGGACCAAAGTTGATAGTGTGTTTGGTAGCAGTACTGCATTTAACACTATTGAAGCTGGTGTGCGTGACATCTTTAGTGTAAAGACACGCAAAGATAATCAAATTTCAGTACAGTTTGCTGACAATGCATTTGGTAACCAACCTAGTGGTATTGTTCGTGTTTGGTATCGCCCCAGTGCCAATCAAACATATGTGCTTCGTCCTGATGATATTGGAAACAAAAAGATTGCAGTTAAGTATAAGGGTATTGACGGAAATACATACACAATTGCAATTGAATTGCAACTTAAAAATAGTGTACTAACAGCAAGTGAGAGCGAAACATTGGATAGTATCCGTGTTAATGCACCACGAGCATACAGCGCACAAGACAGAATGATTACAGCAGATGATTATAACAATTATCTAGTAAGTCAAAGTGAAGCAATTAAAAAGATTAAAAGCATTAATCGCACACACAGTGGGCACAGTAGATATGTTGACATTACAGATCCAACAGGAGCGTACACTAGTTTGAGATTGTATGCAACAGATGGAATAATCAACAAGGAAGAAGTAACAAAAACACAATTTAGTAATAGTACAGTTGCATCGGTTATTTTTGATAATCAGATAGCTCCGCTGTTATACGATGATGAAGTAATCAATTATTATTATGATGCTAATAGACTGGTGTTTTTAGATTTAAAAGCTGATGAATATGATGGCGCAAGTGACGAAAATGACAGGAAGTTCATCTGGGATAGTAGATTAAACATAAACTCAGATATAAGCACTGGTAACATTGTTAATGACGATGACAGCGTCGACGGCGGCGTTATTCAAAGATTGGGAAATGCAACCAACAATTATATGCGGCATGCCAAAGTTGGATCATTAGTTAAATTAAAACACACGCAAGTAATAGATAATGAAACAGTTGTAACTGATTATTGGACTAAAATTTCAAGAATTTACAATGATGGTTTAGGTGTAGAAGATAATAATGGTAATCCAACTGGATTAGATAATCGCGGCCTAGGAGCAGTGGTGTTTGATACCCGTGTACCTGATGGCGCAGAGATTGAAATAATTTATCCTCCGTTTACTAGAAAGTTTACTGTTTCTGAAAGACAGTTGTTTATTGATGCACTATTAAGTAAACGTGACTTTGCAATTAATTACGATTATATCAACACTGAGTGGAGTTTAAATGAAGATCCGGAATTAGATCTTAGTTGGATGATAAAAGTAGATTATGATACAACAACAAACATTAATAGATATATTATTACAAATCGTGTAATTAGATATTCAATTGAAAGTTCACAAATTGAGTTTGGCAATATTGGAAACCAATACAAGCTACAGAGTGAAAGCAACAAAAAGTTTAGAGATCAAATTGATATAAATTCTCAACAAGGCGCTCCATTAGGCAGCTTCTTTGTGTATGGTTATGAATTTGCAGAAAATGGACAAGAGACTGGTGTGTTTAACAACAACAAAGTATTACTTGTTATGAAAGATAAAAACCAAGATGATCGTCCAAATAATCCTGATAGTTTCTTTGATGTAACGGGTGGAGAAGACACACTTTCTGAATTAAGATTAGAATGGACACACGTTCCAGATACAAATGAAATTATTGATCCAAGTTTTAGTAACATCATTGATGTGTTTGTGTTAACACAATCATATGATAGTTTATATCGTAGTTGGTTGTCTGACAAAAGAACAACCAATCAAGAACCATTACCTCCAACAGTTACTGATCTAAATCAACAGTTTAAACAGGTCAATGCAAAAAAAGCAATGAGCGATACTATAATTTATCGCCCAGTTAAATACAAAGTGTTGTTTGGAAACAAAGCGCCAAGTGAATTACAAGCAAAATTTAGAGCGATTAAAGTACAAAACGCTAGAATTACAGACAACGAATTAAAGAGTTTGATAGTTAAGAGTATAGAAAACTTCTTTAGTATTGAAAACTGGGACTTTGGCGAAACGTTTTACTTTACGGAGCTCGCGGCACAAGTACATAAAGACTTGTCGGGATCACTAAGTAGTTTTGTAATTGTGCCATATGGCATAGAAGGTTCGTTTGGTGATTTATTCCAAATTACGCCGTTGGGAGATGAACTATTAATTCCAGATGTAAGTATAGACAATATTGATATTATTGATAATATCACAGCAGATAATATTAGAAGTCAGTAAAGGCACACAACATGAGTGATTATGAATCAAAAAATCCAAAGAAGGTCGAGAGAAAAAAGCGTTCTGGAGAATATAAAACTCAATACGTAAAGAGTAGTGAACATTTACCACAAGTTTTTCAAACACCAGTTAATCAGAAATGGTTAGATGCATCCTTTGATCAGATGATATCCAAAGCTGACTTGGATGTAATGGCTGATTGGATTGGCAGTAAAAGCGGTAAACATAGAACAATACTAGATGGGTTTTTGCCTGACAACAGCGAATCACTGAGATCAGGACTACAGTTGGAGCCAGCAATTGTTACACGTGACGATGCTGGAAAGTTAGACACATTAATCAGTGTTGAGGACATTGCTAATAGAATTAATTTAGACTTTGATACTTACAACTACAATGGTGGATATAACACTCAAGGTTATGTTTTTAATCCTCCTATTGATACTGATAAATTTATCAATTATAACCAATATTATTGGACTACTAACATGCCAGTAATTGAAAGCGTTAACACTGGCACAGTCAATCCAGATGTTATTGACACGATTAACGGAAATATTTTATATAACTTTAGTGATGATAATTATTCTTTTGAACTACAAAACGGCATGCTTATTAAGTTTGACTCTGGTTATGGCCCAGTTGATGGAAATACATACTTGGTAACAGGTGTTGGTAATCGTATTAAATTACGTTTGTATAAAGACACTAATGGAAGAATTGTTTGGACTGATAAAGCACCTAATAGTCAAGTAATTGCAGACTATTGGGATGATATTGGGACCACTACATATTCCAGAGATAATTTGGTATTTAAAACTGGTAGAGAAAAAATAATTAGCTTTAATGCAACACCATTATCTAATACGAACCGTAGTATACACATAAGATTCCTTAATGCTGATAAACAAGTGTCTGAATCAGTACAAGACAACAAAATTATTACCTTTGACCAGACTTGGGATTACGGCAATGTAAGTACGATTGGAACCTTCAATCCTACAACTGGCTTGCCTGAATTGATGGATAATACACTAGTACCAGATGACGATGATGGTACACCTCCAAACGTATGGACATCATACACTGTAAATGCCGATGGGGCTTATGATTTTGGTAATGGTCCAATTGAACTTAAAACTGGCGATGTTATTACATACAGTGTTGATGAAAAGAAATGGTTTAAAAACACTTGGCATTTAGATGTCTATCGTGTATTTTTAACGGACATTACAGATTCTGGTAACCGTGTAGATTTAATTACATTAGTGGATGCAGAAACAGACGCAAACGGAAACGTTGTTCAATTTATTCCAGGAGATTTAACACCTACACAAAAATACTTGGTGGAAAAACACCTTCAAGGCTGGGACACAGAAAATTATGATATTGAATATAAACTTAGCGAACTAAAAGAATATATCGTAATGGATACTCGAGATCCAAAAGCAACTGCTTGGAGTAGATTGAATCATTGGGTACATATTACTACACTTGATGAAGTTTGTAAGCTCACTGGTACATCGAGTGTTGATATATTAAGCCAAGACAGAAAAGCAAAGCGTCCTATTATTGAGTTTAATTCACAACTAAGATTATTCGCACACACAATTGACAACCAGCCTTCTGATACTAATATCTGGAAGGGACCGATTGACTTTGTGCTAGACGAGGTATCTGAAGATGAGAATTTATCTACCGGACAAACATATATTGTTCCAAATGATAATAAAATTTATACAGTGGGTAACTTAATTCCATTAACAGTTAACGACTTTGATACTGTATTGGTATTGAATGCACTAACTGATGCCAACCGCACAACATATGTTAATCAAGATTTATACTGGAATACTGAGGTATGGAAAGTCGGACAGCCAAAACTAACACAAAACCAAGCGCCACTGTTTGATCTAAGATGCCAGTTTAGAGCTAGCTTAGAAGATCAAAATGTATACCCTGGTACTGACTTTACAGGAAGTAAAGTATTTGCATACAAAGAAGCAACTGGTACACCAGATCCTGAATTGGGATTTCCAGTGGAATATAGAGACAATGGAATATCAGCAGAAATTGTATTTTCAAATGAACTGCAAGCACAGCGATATACATACACTGTAGTAAACAGTCAAAATCAATCAATTGGCTCTCGCCGAGAAATTCCTGGTTACTATAGCTATATCCAAAGAAGCACAACTAAAAATAATTATATTCCTTCGTTCAAACCACTGGGCGCTAAAACTGAAATACAGGCACTTGTTGAAAATCCATTCTTGCCGTTAACATTTGATATTGGATATAGTAGTTGGAGAACAAACAATGAATTTTTGGTTACTGTAAATGCACTTGATAGAATGAATGTAGAAGAACTTTATATTGATGGTGTATATCACGATTATAAAATACCTGATCCTAAATTAATCGTAGGTAGAGATATAACATACAATAGAGATATAACATACAAATTCCACGACTTAGTTGGAAATGATGTGGCGTCAGGCATTAAGTTATACGACAAGGATGACAATGAAATTACTGATCCATCAATTGTCTCGTATATTGACGAAAACAACGACGGCTTTGCTGAAACAATGTGTGTTACATTTGACAGCAACAGTGCAGATTTTTATCACTATGGTTACGATAGTCGACCAAAAGGCACTATTGGTGTAGTGGATAGTACCGACTCATTATTCCACAAGGTATATGTAAATGGGCAATATGTAAATGCATCAGAATATACTGTAACTGGAGACACAATTAAGTTACCAAAAAACCTACTGGAGTTCGGCTATTTGGTTGATGTAGAATATGTTAGTAATGATTCATCAGCTAGTTCATTAGACGCACGTGTTCCTGAAGTACACACTCACAATGCAAAAAACCAAATTATTTCAGAATTCACAATTGGTGAAACTACTGCACACTGGCAGAGCTTGCTACAAAATACAGTTGGGCTTGAAGGCCAAACTCACGGAAAAAATAACTCACACAAAAGACTCACAGTGAAAACTAACGGCGGCGAAATATTCCTGCATAATGATATCAGTATCATGCATGACATGACATACTCAGATAAACGAATCGACATTAACGAAGCACTGTATGAACAAGGCAGAGATTGGGATAGTTTCAAGTCTAGATTTGCTAATCAAGTGAGAAGATTGTATCAAGTTAATGCATATGATTCAGTAAGTGACTTGACAAATGCTGCAATTGATAGTATAACAACAACACGCCGCGGCGGAGAGTTATATCGCAAATCTAATATGGCATTTACGTTTGATGATAAAATGGAAAAAATAGATCTAACTGGGTCTAATCAAACATTTACTACAAGGTTTGCATTTAATACAGACTTGAACCAGAAGGACCACGTGTACGTTTACCTAACAGACAATCGTGACAACAATGGACAGTTTATTACAAGAATATTGATTGAAGGTGTTGATTACTCAGTAGATGGAAGTGAAATAACATTAAATGTAACAGCTATTGGTAAGACAAATTTACTTCCATATGTTACAGTTTATTGGCATGGTATGGATTATGATAGTTATATTCCGCCAAGCATGGCTAAATTGGGACTGTCATTTCCAGTACAGCCACACATTAACAACAATGGCATTGTTGGACATGATGGCAACTATTACTTTACTGACAGCTCACGTGAATTAGAAAACATGCTGGATGAAAACTTTGATCCAGTAGCAGCAGCAATTTATGATCTTGAAATTAGAATCTATAATGGCCTGACAAAGTTTGAAAGATATGAAACACCGTATCGCTTTTATCCAACACAAAGCCGTAGCACTTGGTATACACTACAAAAAATTGACAACTATCTTGAAAAGTATTTTGCAATGTGGATGTCGGACAAGGGATATGAAAGTTTAAATGTTGATACATATTATGATGCAGGTAATCCACGTACATGGAATTACAGCACTATAGAATTAGGTGAACACTTTAGTGGAAACCGTCTACCTGGGCATTGGCAAGGCATATATATGATGCTGTTTAACTGCCGCCGCCCTGACAAGACACCTTGGAATATGTTGGGTTTCGCCCTTAAACCAAGTTGGTGGGACGATCATTATTCATGGGATGATGTTGCACAACGTGCTGAAATGATTAATGCATTTAAAAAGGGTATCATAAGCGAGCCAGGACAGCCAGTTGTCCAAGACACTGTGTATGCAATGTACTATTGGGATTGGGATAATAATGCTCCAGTCGATTCTGCTGGTGAGTTTAGAGAACCACATCTAGTCTTGACAACCGAAAAATTTATAGCCACACAAGGACAGGAAATATTTGAATTAAATTTAGCTGCTAACTGGGATATACAATCAATAACAGTAAACGGTAATAGTGTAACAAACTTTACTA